ACGAGTGGTTACCGATATAGATCGTCGGGAACACCGTCACACCCGTTGCCGGTGCAGCAGGCGGGGTTTGTGCGACGCCGATACCGGTGAGGGTAACGGTCTGGTTCGGTTGAAGCTGCGTGGCCTGCCCTGCGAGCGGACCCGTAACCGGTACGCCCACGCCGATGGCGGTTGCGAGGTTACCCGGCGTTGCCGACGTGCCGATGTACACGTTGAACACGTAACCGGCCAGTTGCGGCAAGACGACCGAGATGGAGCCGGTCGGACCCGTGACGCTGATCGCGCTGGACACCTGATAGATGACCTGTTCGACCGACGTTTGGGCCGGTGCTGCCGTCACGATGATCTGGTAGCCGGCATTCGTCGCGAGCGTACCGCCCGACGTGGAAGCCGTGCCGTTGATCTGCGCAGCGCCCGTCCAGAAGGGGATCATGTTCGATTCAACGAAGCGCGTGCCGCCAAACGGACCGAGTTCGTTGTTGTACAGGCGGTTCACGTCGCTGTACGACCAGGCGTTAGCCACGGTCGTGTTTTCACGCATGTCCTGTGCTGACAGCGGGTGAATCAGGCCGATGTAGTGCTGCATGACAGCCGGCGACTTCGACGGATCGCGGTAAGCGCCCGCTTCGATCATCATATCTTCACGCTCGTCGCCCATGAAACGCGGTACGCCGTACGTGAGGAACGAACCGACGAGGCGGTTGTTTTCGTGCGGGGTCATCACGTCAGTTGCGATCAGGTTGGCACGCGACGTTTTACCGTTCGCGTAGTTGACCTGGGTCGCAGCGAGCAACGTGTTCATCGTGTTGCGTTCGAGCGTTTCCGGCAGTTGCAGCGCAACCAGTTCGCAGGCTTGCTGGAAGAGCGGGTGCTTGATGGTCAGGTTCGCCACGTCGGTGATGATCACGCGATCGCCCCATTGCTGGGCGGTAGCGCTGACCTGTTGGAGGGTCATCGCTTCACCGGGAGGTGCAACACCTTCCTGCAACGGCGCGAACGGCAGCGGCAAGCGCTGATAGCGCGATGCCGTGTACGTCGTGCCACGGTTCGTATCGAGCTTGAGCGGCTTGCCGAACTGGTATGCAACCAGTTGGCGACGCGCCAGCGGTTCAACTTCTTCCTGAATGAACGCTTCAACGTCCGCCGTGAAGCTGGTGGACTGGTTGGTAACGCCGGGGAACAGCGAGGCCCACAGGAGGCCCAGTTTTTCGAGGTGTTTCATGGTTTCCTCTTGCGGGTTAAATATTCGTATTCTCAAGACGGGCGCGACGTTTGTCATGCTCGCTCGAAGGACGGCCCCGGCCCTGCACATCGCTGCGTACTCCTGGCGTTTTACCGCGCGGTACGCTGGCGGTAGGAGAAGCTTTCGGCTTCGCCTTCAGCTTGCCATCAGCGATATCCTTGCCAAGCATCCAGTAGTACACGTCTTCGCGTGAAGCCGGTTGCCCGCGTGAGCGGGCTTTACTGATTTCTTCTTCCACGCGCTCCGTGTACTTGGCGCGACGCGGATCACTGGCGATCTTCGATTCAAAACGCGTACGGTCAGACAGATCCTGAGCCTGGAACATCGCCTGTTGCGCCTGCTGCTGCGTAGCGCGCAACGTGCGGTTGGCCTGAATCTGCCAACGTTCCATTTCCGTGGTGTTCGGATCGCGAAGCCGTTCCTCTTCCCGCTGGTGGTCTGCATCAACCGGAGCCGGACGACGGGACTCTGCTTCCGCAGCTAGGCGCCCACGGCGTTCGACTTCAGCTTCCAGGCGAGCCAGACGGTCAGCAGCGTCATCACGGCGCGAGGCGGTGCGGACAGGAGGATCATCAGGCTCGTCATCAGCAGGAAGATCCAGATCATCAGCGTCATCGGTATCAGGTGCAGGCAGATCGTCAGGAATAACATCATCGTCATCTCCATCAATCCCCGGAAATAGAAGGCCTAGCAGCTTCTTGAGCAGCTTATTCATTCGATTACTCCGCAGCAGCCGCACCGGCGCCGATATCTTGCAACGTGGCGGTTGCGCTGGCTACGCTGCTGATTGTGACGAAGAAGTCACGGAACGTTTGCGTTGGGATCGTCATCGTACCCGTCAACGTCCAACCGGTATTGGTCGTCATCGTCGCAGTATTCAACGAAGCATTCATCACCCGAAGGGTAACGCTGCTGCCGATCTGGGCTTGCTGCGCCGTCATCGTGGAAAGCAGCGTCGCAACGGTAGGAAGCGTGATAGCGGCAGCGCCAGTAATAGCCGACACGTTCAGTACAGTCATTTCAGCCGCCATGATTTGCGACTGGGTTGCTGTAAAGCCTGCGGTATTGGCCGGGGCGTTGTAAGCAGTCGCCGGCCACGGGTTCACCGAAAGTAAAGCGTTGATGAGACCGATCTGGTCAGGCATCGAACCGTTATCCGGGATGACCGGCAACGCGCCCTGGATGCCGGGGTACAAAGTGCCGATCACTTCGGCTAGACGGTTTTTGCGCACGATATGCTCCTGAATAGGCTTCCGCCGGTTATATGCTGTTTGTTACGAAAAGTCAATCTTACCTGCGACGACGGGCAGTAATCGTTCCGAATGCGCTCATGGTACTCACCGTGAACGAAGATTGCGCTACAAGAAACACGGTAGTGGTTGACGCCAGACTCATACGCTGCGTAGGTGCTGACATGCCCTGCGTAGTAACGTTACCCGTTGCGAGAGCCGGACCGATTGCAAAAAGCCCTGAAGGAAGTGTTGCGGTCGTAGTGTTGATGCCGCATCCGATATACGCTGTGTTAGTCGTGCCAGCCGGGGTAAACAATACGTTACCCCACACATCCCAATCACCGGCAGTCAGTGAAATGCTCGTAACATTCGCCCCCGCGCCTGTAGTAAGACTGATAGGCGTACCAGGGGCCAGAGTAGCCGTAATCACTTCGCCCACGCTGCCGGCGTTGGCGTTGTTGTTAGTCGTCGTGCCTACGATACCGTTCGTCTGGTTTGGCGTAATCGTACCCGTAGCGCTGATCGTCGTCGCAGCTATCGTGCTCGGCGTTGTCGCGCCAAGGGTGCCATTGAGCGCGCCACCCGTAGAGTTCAACGTGGTAAAGGTGCCGGTGTTGGGTGTCGTTGCGCCCACGGTGCCGTTGAGCGCGCCGCCCGTGGAGTTCAACGTGGTAAAGCTGCCGGCAGCCGCCGTCGTCTGCCCGACGGGCGTGTTGTCAATCGTGCCGCCAGTAACTGTTACGTTGTTCGAATTCTGCGTGGCAATCGTGCCTAGACCCAGATTCGTGCGTGCGCCTGCTGCCGTGTTGGAGCCAGTGCCGCCCGACGTAACAGCCACGGGTGTTGTTGCGGTCAGTGTTGTGAACGCCCCTGTTGAGGGCGTCGTCGCTCCGACAGGCGTATTGTTGACCGAACCCCCGGTGATCGCTACGCCGGCCAGGGTGCCGCTCGTTGCGTGCACTGCTGAAACGGTCGGATTCGGGTAGGTGCCAGACAGGTCACCGCCAGCGGGGCCGGTCGGAGTCTCCGCCTGCGTAGACAGGATGTTCAGCGCAGTCGTAGTCTGTTGCGCCAGGAGATTGATAGCGGTCTGGATTTCCTCAGGCGGCACATCGGTGCCGGCTGAACGAACCTTATACGGTGCGATGAAAAATTCATCAGACATGGATAGCCTCTATGCGCTGTTTATGCGTCGGATATCCGGCAGATTTTACATGCATCTGACAGCGAAACAGGAAAGAGATCAGGCCGGCTGCGTGCCCATGCTCCACCGCGTAATGGTCAGCCTCGATCTCCTGCGCTTCACACCGTTCAAAGAAACCTTTCCACTGGAACGAAACAAGCCACCACAGGCGCTTCAGCGCGTGCCGGTTCCGGATGTGCCCTTCTTCGTGTGAAAGCACAGCAGCCTGTTCAAGCTCCGTCAGGCGATAAAAGTCATCGCCTAGCTGGATCGTACCCCACAACGTAGAGCGGGCAATCATCGCGGCCCCGCTGCCGGGTCGGCCATAGAATCAGGGTGGATCATGCCCGCCGGCCCTTGCGGACGAGGCTGACCGGGCTGGGCGCCAGGACGAGGCGTACCCGCCACTCCGGGTTGCCCGCCGCCCGGTACGCCGGGCTGGCCTTGCGGCGCTCCAAGCTGCTTCTGCATTTTCTGGTTCATCGCCTGTTGGTGCGCCTGAATGTGAGCGCGGTACAGGCCGTGCGGATCGCCGGTCAACTGGGCGCCCTGCATATGCGCCTGGATATGCTTCTGATCGTCGTCTGCCGGATGCACTTCAGCCGGGAGGCCGTTATGCATCATGAGATTTTCGTCGTTCGGATCGACGGTGTACAGGTTGCGCTCGTCAATCAGGATGCGCGGACCGACTTCAGGACCGAAGATCTGTTCCGTACCCATCTCCAGGATAGGACCGACGTTAAGCCGGCGCCCGTCCAGTTGCTGGGGCGGAACGCCGCGCAGGACATTCATCCACGCAATCATCTGCTGCATGCGTTGCATGCCGGTCTGGTAGGCCGTGCCGCACCAGCGGAAGAAGTAACGCTCGCTGAACGCCTGAACCGGAATCTCTTCCTGTTTGGCACGTGCGCCCACTTCGCCCATCGTGACAACGGTCAGTTCTTTCGTGCGGAACTGACGATCAAGCTCAAACA